TGTTTCGATAATGGTATGATTTCGTTAAGTTTTTTAACATTGTAGAACTTGTTACTCAGGAAATCTATTGCATTATTACGAATATTATTGTCAAATGGTTTACCTGTATCTATCCACCAAATGAAGTTTTTGTCCACAACATTGTCAAATTTATAGAAATGATTTAATAATTTTTTATCAGGTGTTTGGATTAATTCATCATTCAACCACTTATAATTCTCCATCATTTTATCCGAATCAGGATGCTGTTCTATGATAAAGAATGGTTCTTCTGCAGATTCTGCTTGACACCATAATGCCGATAATCCATTATCTTTATGTAATGGATGTAAGAAAGGTTCTTTGAATATAGGTATAATACAATACATCGTATCTTAATATATAACATTTATTTGAATAAAACAAGCTTTTTTTAGGTTTATCCAGAATATTGTATTCCAGCAAATTTATTAAATAATTCAACTAAAAGACTATAACCTGGCCAAGCTGTATCTAAAATAACATATTTATCCTTCTTAACTATCATTACATATTCTGATGAATTTTTAAATATTACAGGACGAGCATAAACCGAAAAAACTGAATATTTGGTGGTGGTTTTGAAGGTATTCATACCATCATAATCATCAGGATTATCTACAAAGTCTTCCGCCGGTGCTGTCTTAATTCCAACAGTACTTCCTTGTCCTATCAGTGTGTATCCAGGATTAGGACTTACACCATAGTTTGCACCTGATTTATCAAGGGTATGATGAAATACACATGTTAATGGGATATCAGGTGTAATTCTTCTTTTATCCGAATCTGTATTTTTATAAATTTCTTCAAAATCATGAGTTGTTGTGAATCTTATCATATAATCAAATGCTGAATTTTCTATATATTCTACAGATAACTCAGTCATAAATCCAGCAAATGTTTCAAAATGCATAACATCTTTTATGCCTGTACCTCCCATGAACTGAGTTAATTTATCAAAATAGGCCTTATTTCCTGTTTTATAAATATCTTTAAATACATTACTCGAACCTTGCATGGTGCCCCTTAATTCCCCAAAACCTAAATTTACTAAAACAAGTGGTGATAACTTAACTGAATTAGGCATAACTTTTTGATAAGTAGTGTTTTTTTTATCAGGTAAAAGTCTAAATTGTGTATCCAATGTTGTATACCAACCACTAGAATTAATATCATTTGTAACTTTCATAGTTTGTACAAATGTATTATCTTGATACATTTCAGGCAAGTAATCAACTTTAAATGTATCTCCAGGAATAATAGAACCAATACCATATGTTGTTAAAGATAATGCGAATGGTAATAAATTAGGTCTTTTTTTATGAACTTCTTCCGAAATATTTTTAATTTTATAATAGTCTGTAAAATCTTTGGCTACTTTAAAATTACGAAAAGTCAACATATTTTCATTCGAAGTTATTCTAGCTCTATCATCTATTCTTTTTGGAACTGGTTCTTGTGCTTTAGGTGGTTTGATAGCGTCTGAACTTGATAATGGAGCATCTATTATTTCCGCTCTTTCTACGGTTGCTACTTGATAAATATCGGTACTAATTGCTTTTTTTACATCATTGTAAATATCATACTCCACAATACCATTCGCTCTATCTATTAATTGTTCCACTGTATGAGTCCCTAAATCAGGTTCATAAATTATTGAAAGTGCATCATCATCAACTGATTTTATAGCTATAGCACTATCAACATCCATATCAACTGAAAAAAGATTATTTCCATGACCCATAGCTTGAATAGCATACATGTTTCCAATGTTTCCTGTTGGTAGTTTAAATTCTAAATTATAGTCTTTAATAATTGAATTAGGTGACATAACATTAAAAGTAAATAAATCACTATCTACATTTATTGTGGTATTCAAGTCTACTACACTTTTATTAAAATTTCTATCAATAATTTTTAGTTCAGTATCTTTATCACCTAATTTTATTTGTAAATTAAGCATACCATCACTATCATCACTTATATCTTCTAAAATTTGTTTTAACATTGTTCTAACACTATTGTTTTGTTCCATCGCGTCTATTATCACATCAACATTTACAAAAATTTCTCTAATTGGTATTCTATTTCTTTTCTTATCCCATCCAGCATAGTCTAAATTAGTTTGTAATGGTTGACCAGCAGGCGTTGCACTATTCATTATATTTTTTTGCTCTTTTAATTTTTCCACATCATATTCTTCAAAAGGATATTTTTTATTTTGAAATGAATATGAACCCTTACCTGGAGTTGGTGAGGTTGTTTTTCCTTCACCCCACCATAATGGAAATAAAAATTTTGGGGGTTCTTCAGGAACTCCAAATAAAACATGTTGTTTTTGTAAAAATATTTCGTTCCAAGATGCAAATGAATATGATGAATCCATTTTTACTTGAAGATTTTGTCCATTATTAATGTTATTAGTATCTTTTCCAAATCCAAATTTTGAATTAATAATTAAATCTTCAAATAAACCAATACTAACATAAACATTATCAGCATTCATAGTTTCTAAAAATATTCCAGTTCTAACAGAATTATTATCTGGTCCTGATTTTCCTGATAGTTCTTTAGCAGCTAAAATTCTTATATTTTTTTCATATGTTTCTTCTTCTTCAGCTGTAAATGAAGAATCAGGTGTTGCTGCCAGTTCTGCTAAGTCTTTATCTTCATCCTTTGGATCGTTTGTTTGAACTATATCTTGTAAACCCAAATACAATACACCACGAGTTAACCATTGCTTTATTTTATTAATCACGTCAGGATCTAATTTAAAACTTAACAATGCACTGTTGGCCGAAGTTAATGTTACTGAACATTGAACAGAACCATTTGGTAGAATTTTAGCATTGTAATTTGTGACAATACCCTCTAAAACTTCTAAATCACCTTCATATTTAGTAATTTGTCCTTTTGTTTGTCCAGCAACTTGAGATGGGTCTCCATATAAATAATTTTGAATATTATCACTTGTGATTAGTTCTTTAGGATCATATAAATTTTCAATACTATCCCATCCAAAATCAATAAAAATAGTAGCTCCTGGTCTTAAAAAATATTTACTATAAATTCTATCATAATCATAAAAATTATTAACCGTAAACTCTACAGTTGTTTCTTTAGTAATACCAAGAGCACCCATTGTTTCAGACCTAACACTTGTTATACCACTTTGAGGTTTTAGTAATGGGTTGTCTTTTAACTCTTGAGGAACAAACTTTTCATACTCTTCTGAAGTTCCCCCATCTAATGGTTGTAATGAGTCATTAGCATCAACCTGTCCATATTCTGATTGATATGTGTGGTTTCCAACTACATATATCTGTCTAACATAATCAATTTGGTCTCTTGTGTCAAAAATTCCATATTTAATTATTTTACCATCGTTATCATATATTGGTTTTATAATTGCATTTGGATGCGAACCACCTTTTTTAAATTTATCTTTTGTTTCTAGGCTTTTGCTAAGTTCTTTTATTGATTCTTCATGATTTATTATACCATTAGTTTGGTATTTAAATTCTTCAATCTTATCTGCAGCTACAGCTGGATCGATAACTTTGACTGATGTCCACATACGAACAAATGGGGTTTTACTTGATAGTTCAGAATTTTTTGGAATCATAACAGTTTTTAACTTTCCAGTTAATGCTTCACCGAATTGAACATCAGCATTTGAACCAGATGCCTGTCTTACTTCCAACTTAGTTCTAACACTACCTGTTATTGGTGTGCCGAAAATTCTTTTATTTATTGACATTTTTAAAACCCTTCAGCGTCTTTGGTGTTCGCTGGTATTCTTAATGATGTTCCTGCTGGAATATTCATTGTTTTTAAATTATTTGTTCTTGCAATAAACCACCACAAAGTAGAATCATTATAAAATCTAAAAGCTAAATTATCACATCTATCACCTTCTTGTGCAATAAAATAACTATCATTATTTTTCTCTTCTACTTTTTTATAAATAGTTGTTCCATAATATATTTTTTTATTTTTAACATTTTTAGATGTATCTTTATATCTAGCCATTATTTATTAATCCCATAAAATTTTTGTTTCATATTAAGACTTGGAGCATCATTGTGTATTACTTGATAACTAAGTGTCGCAGTTACATGTTTTGGAACTCTTTTACCTTTTTCTGTTTCAAAAGTTGTTGATTGTTCAACTGAATAAGATATTGACTTTATGAATCCCAATAATTCTTTATTTTCACTTCCAAATAATTCACCCATTCTAAGTTTTGTTAATGGTGGTTTCATTCTATTACCATATTTATCATCTTCTCGATATTCAGGATAACATAATGAAGTTAATTTTTCCATTTTTTCATATATACTATCTAATTCATCTCTTGTTTGTGCAGCAAGTTTTAATGTCATTGAAATTTCTCTTGTAGCTCTTTCATAAACATAAACAGGTTCACTTCTTCCAATATAATTTGTTTCTGCCCAAGATGGTGCTATGTTTTCGGTTAAACCCTCAATATACGCTCTAAAAAATATATATTTACTATCTCTTAAATCTTTAAAATAAAATGGCATTCCTTCTTTTATTTCCTCAACATTAATATCTAATGTGTTTTGGTTATTATTAAGACCTTTTGTTGCTCCTGGTGTAGAAGTTAAGTTATTACCTTCGATGATTTTGGCTAGAGTCATTTTATCACCACCACCTGATTTTTCTTTCACGGTTTTTTCAGTTCCAAGTAAATTAGATCCTAAAGCTGATGCAAACTGACCAAAGCCACCAATTGTAGTTCCCTGTACAGCTCCTTTTGTAAATGTATCATCAATTTTATGGCTTACAGTATCCTCTGTACCATATTCATCTGATTTAAATATATCAAGTCCTAAATTTAATTCAGTTTTATCAACTAAACCAATTGGACCAAATCCAACCCTTCCAGCAGTTTGTAATAATGTTGAAGTTGGATTGTATAATTTTTTAAATCTTTGTGCTGATGATTGTAATTTGCCATCTTTAGAAATAAACACAGATTTTGAATTTGCACCAAGAAAGTTTTGTGCGGCTATAAAACCTATTCCTTTTGGTGACGATAAAAATTTAGTAATTCTTGCAGTATCGGTTAACATTCTATTTATTGGAATACCAAGTAAAGGCCCTTGATTTAATAATCTACCACCTGAATGTACACCTTCAGACAAAGCAATATTACTTACAATGTATGGTTCACCTTGATTTGGAAAAAGTAATGATGTTCTTGATAAATTATATAAACTTGATTTTGTACCACTATCTCTTATACTAAGTTTGTCTCTATTAACAATACCACCATAATTTATAGGTGTTATTCCTTGATGTTGTGGATTATCTTTTGGCGTGTGGTTTTTATTATATAAGTCTTCCCAATTCAAACCATCTAATGGTGATTTACCCAAATCACTAAGTCTTGTATAAGGTGCTCCTTTAAAACCTGATGTAGAAAAATCAGTTATAGAGTTATTAGTAAAATCGCTTCCTAAAGATGGAACTTGTGAGAAAAAACCACCACTACCATATTGTAAACTTCCTAATGTTTTACCTGTGTTGAAATATAGTGTATTTTGTTTTGGTGTCTCACTTCTTGGGTCGAATGAATCAGTTTTATATGCTCTAGCTATATCACCTTCACCTGAACTTGCAAAGACAAAAGACTGATTATCAGTAAAATTTTGACTAAATCTTATTGGCTCATAAATTCTACCTCGTAGAACAGCATCTAATATTGGATTTTCTCTACCACTCCTTGTACCCATACTAACATCAAGTCCATAAGTTTGAGGGATTAATGAATTTTCATTATAATTTAATTTTGTATCAAATCTATCTATTGGTTGATTTTGATTATATATTGCAGTAAAAGGTCTTACATCGTCATCTAATAAAGTGTGTCCCTCAGGATGAAATACCTCACCCCCTCCACTTTCATGATGTGTATGATTAGTAATTTTTTCGTTTAAATGAACATCCGCTTGCCACGGTGTTATGTCCGTATTTGGACCAAATATACTTTTTAAATGTAATAAACTCATATTGTGAAACTCCCAACCACTACGCTAAAAGTGCGTCAGCCGTTCTTTGGGGCCCTCTTCTTGTTTCATTAATTAAATTCTCATTTTGTTCTCTCATCATTCTATTTTCAGCAATCAATGGTTGTAAAGATTTTGTAAATGCTGTTTCCATATCGTCTTTTGATATTCCATTATTTCCTATATTAACAGCACCTTGAAATGCTGTGTTTAAACTCTCTTGTGAAACACCTTGAGGTTTGGACATATTTTGTAATACTTCCGTATGAACAATTGACTCTCCTGGATCAGCTATAGCTTGTCCTTGTGTAATATTTGCAGATTGATTTTTTGGTAAATTTTGGAAACTTGGTAATGCTGATAGTCCAGCTAAAAGTGCAGTGGTTGCTATTCCAGCTAAAATTAAACTACCTACACCAAACCCACTTAATGCAGAAGCTACAACTAATTGAGAATAAGCTGATGCTAAAGACTTTGTAGCAAAAAGTCCCATCAATGATATAAGTGCAGGCATTAAAAGTTTACTTTCACTTAATGCTTTTGTGAAACTAGCAAATCCACCAGCAACAGCAGCTACAGTAGGTCCTATTGATATAACTAATTCAGTACCAACTCGTTGTAAATCAGCAACAATTTTACCCATATTATCCATAGCGTCTCTACCAATCATTTTTTCTAAACCACCTTGTTTAGCAATTACATCACCAATACTTCTAACCTTATCTTGATTACTAACCATCTTAGCCATTTGTTCAACACTTATACCAAGAGCTTTAGCTAATGATTGTCTTTGTAATACATTCATTTTTTCAAATTCAGCCTGTGAACCAACTTGTTTTGTTAACTCTACTGCAAATTCATCAGCTTTACCTGCTAATGCTAACTCTCTTGCTTTTTGTAAATTAACATCTCTACCCAACATAATTGAAGCTTCTATTTCAGCATTTAATGAATCTTGAAAAGATAACAAACTTTTCATAGAACCAGCTACTGTATCTAATGTAGTTCCTAATTTTGTAGCTTGAATAGCAGCTTTTGCAAGATTGTCTGGTGTCATCGCAGTAAATTCAGCAATTGTTTGTGATGAAGCTGCTATATCTCTTAATACAGCTTGTGGTGAAACACCCTCAGCTTCAGCTAATAATTGAGTTTGTTTAGAAAAGTTTTGAGCCGCATCAAATGATAAGCCAGATATTTGCATTAAATTACCTATTAATGTAGTTCCCTCTTGATTACTAATTCCAAGAGCCATTGAGGTATCCATTATACCTCTAGCCATTTTAACTGATTCACCTCTTCCGAATCCAAAGTTTTTAGATAATTGCGCAGATACACTAACTACATCTTCTATGTTTTGTCCTAATGAAACTGCCTCAGCACCAGCATCCAATAAATCATTTTTAAATTCTTTGTTTTGCATTCCAAGAACACCAAAGTTTTTACCAATGGTTTTTGTCATTGCATTAAATTTAGTAAATATTGTTAATATTCCACCACTTAAACCAAAAATACTAAGCATAGAACCGGCCATTTTGGATAATGATTCAAGTTGTTTTTTATCAATTTTTGTTTTTTCTTTTTTAGATTTTAAAAGTTCTGTTTCAGCGTCGTATTGTTCATATAATTTTTTTGTCTGATTATCCATATTAAAGTTTAACATTCTTGATAACTTTAATTTAGCCTTAGCTGCCATAGTTCCAAGTTTAGAACCTTTGTTTTGAGCATTTAAAACACCTATAATATTTTTTCCAGCTTTAGCTTGTGCTTTTGAATTTTTTAAATTTTCTTTAGAGTATTGATTACTATCTCTCATCGCAACAGCAGATTTACTAATCATCTTAGTAATATCTGTTTGAAACCCATCAGTAGCTAAAGATAACTCTTTACTTTCATAAAGTAAGTCATTTAATTGTTGTACAGCTTTTATATCTTTTACATAATCTCTAGCCATTTAATTATTTTCCATGAAGTTGTTTTTTAATTTGTTTTTTTACTTTTTTACGATTAGGTTTTTTACCATATTGTTTATCCAAAAGAACCATAAATTCATCATAAATTTTAGATTGTTTTTTTTCTAAATCTTCTATTTTTTTATCAAGTCTTTTTGATTCTTTTTCGTAGTATTTTTTTTCGTTTGCGTCAACTTTATCTTGAATTGACTTTGGGATAATTGCTCGTACTAATGTATCAAAGAATCCCTCTTTGACGATATTCTTATTATCCATATATGATTTTTTCTTTGACACATTACTCTCCTATTTAGGTGTATCTATTCATATATAAATATCAAATATGTAGAAAATTACCTTTTAAATCTTGGATTGATTGCAGGTTTTGAAACTTTGTTTTTTTGATTAGCTTTTTTTATTTCATCGTTTTCTTTTTTACGAGTATCAGCTAATTGTCTATAATAGAAATTTCTTAAATATATAGGCATGTCATATACATCGGAATGTGTAAATCCCTCTCCATAATACATTAATTGAAATATTTGTTCGTGTATTTTTGGTTTGTCTTTAGGACTCAGGCCAAAAAAACCCAACCGTCATTGGTATATCTACCTTAACGGACTCCCCTTCTATTTCTACTTCTTGAGATAATTCAATGTCTGGTGTGACTCTTTTTATTTCACTTCTTAAATACATTGAATCTCTAGCAAGTAAGTTTTGAACAAAATTATTTATTGTAGATTGTGATTCATCTCCCTCAACTGATGTGATAGTATGTCTTAATCTTGTGGTTAATTCAGGAGAAACATCTGAACCTATTTTTTTAGAGGCTTTTAATTCTTCATTTATAATAGTTTCTTCCTTACCAGTCAATAATTTAAAAGTTATTTTTTTCTTAGATATTGGTAAATCAACTTCAAACTTATTTTCTGTTATTCCAGCTGGTAATTTTATAAATGGACACTCAGCTAAATTAAATGTTTGAGTGATTGTTCCACCTTCTGAATTTGGTATATCACATACATATTCAGGTCCATAAGCTAGTATTCTAGCTGCAACCATAACTGCATTTTTATCACCAAGTATTAAATCATCTGATTTTACACCTTGTGTTAATATTAATGAATCTATCAATCTATCAACCACCACACCTTTTTTAATTAAATTCTGTGATGTCAATATATCTTCTTCTTTTGCAGTCATATACTTTATTTCTATTTTACCATCTTTTAATGGAGAATCTTTTCCATATAATTTACCCTCACTAGGTAAATCAATTATCTCACTTGGGAATTTATTGTCTGACATTATAACCTCCGATTATTTTGATTCGGAAACAGACGCTTGTCTATAACCTGTAACTAATTTTTTAATTTCACCGATAGCTTTTCTTGC